TAAATCATAACTCATAACTGCTTTTTTAGTAGTTAAAGCATTGATTTCATTTTCTACAACTTCTGATTGGTCTCTTAATGCTTGTCTTGCTGAAGTTATATCAACAGGTATTGCATCTCCTGTTTCTTGGTTTCTTACAATATACCAATCTGTTTCTTGTAATTTACTTCCTATAGAATGTTTAAAGTTATTTATTTGCTGCTCTTTTAATTCAACTAAAGTTAATACCCAAGTTTTATTTGAAATATCTTTCGTAAAAGTTTCACTTGCAGAATCAAAATATAATTCTCGTAAATCTTCTACTCTTGAATCGTAATCTGGAATTACCACATCATAAAAACCATAAGTTTTTAACTCATCATCTGAAAGTAAATCAAATCCTCCAAGAACATTTCCCCAAGATTTAGGTAATCTATCGTATGTTTTAATTTGTCCGTTTATTTCTATTGCTTTCATATTATTATGGTGTTGTGTCTGCTGTATATGTTATTACTGAATAGTTAAATACTGCTGTTGCTGAATCATCTACACAAGCAACTTGTAAAAAGTTAGTTCCTGTGCCATCATATTCAGAAGTTCCTATTCTATTAAATGTTTCGCTTGTAGCTGCGTCACTATCAAGTGTAATCACTTGGGCTGCTGTTAAGCCATATATTCCAATTACCTGTCCTTGTTTAAAATTAGTAAAGCTAATTGTTGTTGCACCTGTTAAAGACGCTGTGAATTCAAATGTAGTGGCTGCTGACCAGTCAATACTTATAGTTCCTGACGTAGAACCTGTAGTTGATTTAGCGGTGTATCTATCTTCTAATTTAGCAAATGTTACATTGTCATCTGCTATGTGAACTGTATCAACTGCTCCATCTGCTATTTTATCTGAATCTACAGCATCATCTGCAAGTTTAGCAGTTGTTATACTTCCATCTGCAATTGTTACACTTGGAGAACCCCAAGAAAAACTTCCGTCTCCATCTGACAGTAATGATTGTCCAGAAGTACCGTTACCGCTTACATTTAAAAGAGATGCACCTACAACATCTGAATCTGATGTTCCAATTAAAGTACCATTTGTTGTTGAAACAATAACACCACCGTTTGTTAGTGTAAGTCCAAGAGCATTTCCTGCACCATCAGTAAGTGCTTGTGCTGAACTATCAATAGTTCCATTATCACCCACTTTCAATAATGAAGTATAAGTATCTTTTATTTTATTTCCTGTTAAACTTGCCATTTTATATTATTTAAATTTGTTCCCAATTTGTATTTTCGTGATTCCATTGATGGCTATTTTTATTCCAATAAGATTTTAGATGTTTTATAATCTTTACAATCTTATTTCCAATCTTCGGTAAACCAAGTCCAAGTCCTAACATACTACTCTATATAAGCTATTATTTTACCTGCTGAACAACTAATCGTATGGAATGATCCATAAATTATCATACCAGTAACAAGTTCTAAACTTGTAATTGTAGTATCTCCTTTTGTTGTATTGTTTGTAGCACTTATCGTTGCATCTTCTAAAACTTGGATTGCATTGTATTGATTTCCTACTGTACTGGTTTCGCCACTTGCAATTATTTCTAATCCAAAATCACCAAAAGCTGATTTGTGGTAAACCGAGTTGTAACTCATATCATTTGCCATAATTGAAATATTTACTACAAAAATAACAAATTATAATTTAATGTTTTCGACCTTGACCTCTGTATTTTTTCTTATAACCATTTTGACCACGACTTGCATTTTTGCTATGCACTCCAGGTCTTTTTTTCTTGGGTTTCTCTATGTATGAAGTGTAAAGTTTACGAGGCATTTTTAGACATCATTTCAGTTTTATGCTTTGATCCCATAGAACTACCAAAATAATATCCTATGACTTGTGTAAAAGCTGCAACAACTGCACCAAAACCCATATCAAATAATCTTTGAGATTCCTCTGGAATTTGCCATACACCAATAGCACCTGCGACAACTGCAACAAAAGACAACGTTATACCCCAACCTACAGTTTTAAAAAGAATATCGTTTGATCCAGATTGTATAGCTGCAATTTCTCTTTGTCTTGCTGAAGCCCTATCAGCAACTTCAGCTTCGTATGCTTCAAGAATTAACTCTTGTGCTTTGATTTTATCCTCTACTGGTACATCAGATTCTTTTATAGAAGTAATAACTTCTTCAACACTCATATTGCCTTGTATTAATGAACCGAGTGTTGGATTAATTAATCCTACTGCACCTTTTAAAAGTTTACCAACAGTTGTTTCACCAAATTTTTTTTTCTTATTACTCATCTTCTATTTGGTCTAAATTAAATGGGTGATATGTAGTAAAAGCCTTACCAGGTTTTCTTTTTGCTTGATATACAAGACCACGATTATTACCTTTCACATAGCTAATGTGAATCCAAGCAGGATTGTTGTCATCTCCTAATTCCCATATCAGCTTATCAAACTCAAATTCATTTTTAATTATATAAAACAATTCGCAATTAGAAATCTTTGTTGCATCAAGATCAATAGCACACCCCTCTATATGTTGCGAAGTTGTAGCTGAACCAGAAATAGCTTTGTTAAGTTCTTCACATCTAAAGAAACTATTAATTAGTATTGGCTCACCAACTCTTTCTCTTAATGGTTCAAATAAATCTTCTGCAAGGTCTTGCATATTATTTAACTGCTCATCATTTGGAGTATTATCTATTTCTAATTTTTTGGCAGTAGCAGATCCAGTTGCTTCTTTCCAAGATATATGTTTGCTAAATTTTTTTGCTTTTGGCATAATATTTAATTTTGTTGAACTCTATTTGCAATATCAATAATTGCTCTATAATAAGTTTTCTCATTATCGTTTTCTTCGCTATATGCTATCCCATTAATGTTTGAAGTAAATACATTAAAGTTATTGGAAGATAAATCAAAGAAATCCGTTGTAGATGTTTTGATTAATTCTAATATTGATTCTACAATATCGTTTACTTGCAGTTCACCACCATCATCAGAGAAAAATGCAGTTACAACTTCTATTCTTGTTATACATTCTACAATAAAATCAGTTTGGTTTTGATTTGTTTGTGCAGTATCTACAGAATAGATAATTATGTATGGTTCGTTTTGAGTTGATGGAACACGATTATAAACTGGCACATTTGAGCCATCATAAGTAACGTTTCCGTTTAATAGAGTGAATATCTTTTGTCTTATATATCTTATTGGTTCTTTCATCTTAAAGCCCTTGTAATCGCATTATTTAAATCTAAAACTAATCTTTTTAATCCTGTGTTTATTTTGCTATAAAAATATGGTTGTGCCTTTTGAAACTTTGTACCAAATTCAAGAAACCCTGAATATGGTGCTTTTGATTCTATTGCTTTCTCTCTTGCATTGTAAACAACATTGTTTCTTAAATTACCAGTATCAACTGGTATTGGTGGTCTTTTTATTTCTCTAACAATACTTAAACCATTTCTATCTATAATAATATCTGCATCTCTTTCGGAAACTTTTTCAAGTTTACTAAACAACCTATCGATTTTGCGAAGATCAGATTTATTAACTCTTATTTCCATTACTCTCTTTTTGTTGCCGTTATAGATGTAAAATATTTATACTTGCTATCAAACATTGTATTGATTTGATATTGACCAGATTCATTTTCTATTTCAAGCAAATCTGTTGTTGCAATATCATCAGCAGTTTTTTTTCTTACTATAAGTTCAATAACTAAATTCCTATCTCTTTTCCCATTCTTTGTTGTTATATCGCCATCAGTATAATTAACACTTGCCCAAATTGTTGTTTGGGTTGAAAGTGTAGAAGTAAATCCACCAAAACCATCAGCAGTTTTACTTTGTCTTTTGACTAAAACTCTTGTGTCTAAATCTCCTGCTCTCATTAAATAAACATTGCTTTATAAGAACTCAATATACTTTTTACATCAGTTGGTATTTCACTTACAATAGTTCCAGTCACAAAATCTGCTCTATTGTCGTACAAGTTAGAAATCATTTGAAGATTCGCTTGTATTAAAAAGCTATCATTTAAACCACTTGTTGTGTAACTTACAATGACTTCTTTAGATGGCAAACTATTTAACTCTACAATTGTATCATCAAGTCCATAAGTTTCGTAAGCAGTTGTAGCAGTTCCCTCAACTGTTATAGATTGTATAGAAGCAATAGGGGAAAAAGGCAAAACAAATCTCTCATCAACACTCGCTAAATATAATTTTCTTGTTTTAGCTACTATGTCTTTTGAAATATAGTTTTCAATAATAATCCTTGCTTGTGTTATCATTTGACCAATTAAGGTATCATCAGCACTTGTATCAACTCTTAAATAAGTTTTAGCAGTTGCAGTATTTATTAATTCAGATCCTGTTGTAGAATCGATCTTAATTTGTGTGTGAAAACGATTTAAAGGATTACTATAATATCTCATTATTTAATTTTTTTTGTTTTTCTCCTATATGCTTGTTTTAGTTCCTTTGTTTCTTTTGTTTTTTTTTCTTGGTTATCTAAACCAAAAAATCTTAAAATTTCTATTAACATAATTATTATTTAAAACAAAAATACAAAAAAAATGCACCATAAAATTTACAGTGCATTTGAAAAGAATAAAGAAAAAAAAAACTATTTGAAGTCAAAGTTATTAAAATATTTTGAATTATCATTTGTAAGGCTTAACCTTACTGACATTCTTTTGCCATCATTTTTAAATATGAAAAAACCTTTAAACTTATCAACCCATATTGCAAAGTAATCTACATCTTTTTTTTCGTAAGGGTGATGCCAAGCAATATGAATTGTTTTTCTATGTTTTCTAAAATCTTGATTGGTAGATTTTATTTGTATGCGATAAATCTTATCTCCTGTGTCAGCTATGCAATCATAAAGGGAGGAATGAATTAGGGGATAGGAAACTATTATATCTCGTTTAAGACATTCAATACCAAATTGATATTCGGCAATACAACCTACTGCATTGCTATCCATACCATAAAGTTAAAAAAAAAGTGGCTAACCTAAATTAACCACTTCAAAACAACTTAATTATATGAAAAAAACTAATTAACTAAAGTATTTTCTTCGTTACTCTTTTCTAAAGTATCTTCTATATTATATGCTAAACCTAAAACCTTAAAGTAATCATCTTGGTTTACATTTTTTATATCCCAATTCTCTGATATAACTTTCATAATCTTTGGAGTTAATTTTCTTACCATTATCTAAATAACCAAAATAAAAAGTTAATAAATAGAATTGACCAAAATATAAATTGAGGCAAACCCCAAACAATATATTTTATAATTCGCTTTTGTAGTTCAATATCTACTGGCATATTAATTTCTTTCTTTGTTGCTTTATAAATTGTTTTCATTATCCGTTTATAATTAACATTATAGACCATAGGCAAAAGAACATTGCAAATCCTATTGCAATATATCCTATGATCATTAATAAATCTTGTAATAAATTTTTCATAATTAATTTTTGTTTAATATTCTTTGCATATTGTTTTTTGCTTGAATAAATTTAATTTGATCTACACAATCATTTAAAGATTTTTCAGTCACTGTTGATGACATACAAATAATAGCTAATTGCTTTCTTTGATATTCAGGCAATCTTAAAGCTGCTTTTGTTAATTGTTCTAAAGTATATTTTTTCATAATTGTTGTATTTAAAAACAAAATTACAAATCTTTTTTAAAATACCAAATATATTTTAATAATAAAGATAATTTTTAATGATTATTTAACATTGGGGTATAAAAAAAGGGGCATAAAGCCCCTTTAGTTATTTACTACCTAATTATTACGGTGTTTCAAGTGCTGTTTTAGCAGTGCTAAATGTTCCTTGAACAATCGCATTTGGTTGGTAATTAGTTAAAGCAACTCTTTCAGATACTTTAACAGTTACGAAACCATCTCTGAAGTTAGTAGAATCTTCTCTTGAGAACTCAACAGAAACATTATCTCTAATCCAAAGTTGTGTAGCTTGGTTTAAATCACCTACAAGGAATTTACCTGCAGTCACTGCCGTATTAACAGTAACAGGTACTCCCATAATTGTTGGTACTAAACCAGAGTAAATTTGATTTCTTAAATACTCATTAGTAGTCGCTTTTAATAAAGCAATCTTGTGCATATCAGTTGGATTTAACAAGATACTACTTGCAGTATAGTTAGATAAAGCTAACTGGTTACAAGCAGCTACTAATACATCATATTCATTTGCTGATTCTACCGACTGGTAAAATGCACCACCTGATGTAGTATCAAATGCAGCACCATCAGTAAATAATCCATCAAGGTTTGGAGATGATCCATCACCGTTTAAGATTTCGTTATCCTCAATAGATAACACTTTACCTGGTACTCTTGCACTTAAATATGAAGTTAATTGAGGTGTGTCTGCTAACATTTCTTCTGTGATTCTCATAAATGTTCCAATCTTCTCAACATTTACTGAAGTTGCAGTAATATCGAAATCTGACTGACCTAATGTAGAACCTTGAGCAGTAGCAGCTGCACCATCATCATAAGCTGATTCTTTTGGGAATCTAATTGTTTGTGCATCAGTAGAACCATTTGGTATAAGGTTTCTAATGTGTACACTTCTTGATGGATCAAACTTAAAGTCAGGAATAACAGTTTCACCTGCCACAACTCCTGTATAAGCATTTGCCATTGTCATATCACCTGCTTTCATTTCAAATTTAGCAGCATTTGAATTTCCTTTTAATAAGGACTCAATAGCACCATCATTGATGCTTTTGATTAAAGAACCTTTAAATGAAGTTGGTCTTTCAGAAGCCGTAGCTTTTTTTTGTGAAACTTCAAATGAATCCATTCTTTTTGTAGCTTCTTCGTGCTTTGCTAAAAACTCTGCCGATAAGTTGTCAATCTCACTTTTTAATGAAGATTCGATTTCTCCTTTAGCATTGTCTTTCGCAGATTCGAAGGCTTTTTCAATTTTGGAATCGACAATATCTCCGATTTGGTCTAATTCCTTTTTAATATCTTCGTTCATTACGATTTTTTTAATTTATTAAACAAATAATTATATATCTCGCTATTATCTTGCTTAACTTCCAACGGCTCTGTAACTTCAATATCAGTTGGCAGAGTGCTTATTTCATTAAAAATAGATTTTAGCTTTATAAGTTCTGCTTCAATAGCATAACCTAAATTGTCAGATATTTCACCCTTGCGAATTAACTTCACAAGTTTGTCATACCTTTTCAACACTTTTTCCTTATCTATATTCCCTTTTACATCTAATATCATAGCTTCATCATTTGCAGCAAGGGTTACTGCAGAGATTTCATAAAGTTTAACTTCTGTTAATTTTCTATGATAATTTTCATCATTAGAAGCCTCCTTTTGTAAAGGAAGTATTCCAACACTATTTTCAGTAATTACTCCTGCCTTCATTAATTCAAGTACATCTTTACCAAGTTGTGTTTTTGGAATTTCAGCTTCGAACATCAAACCCTTTTCATCTTCATATAGATTTCTCATCTTTCCGATAGGTTGATCCATATTATGTTGATATAAGTACTTAACTCTCTGACCATTCTCTAAAATGGTTTTCTTGTAAGCACCAGGTGCAATTACATCACCATCACTATCTATATTATTAAAAATAGAACCATAACCTTTTACGATTCCTGCTTTTTCATCAGCATCAACTAATTCGCCAATGGGACTTGATTTGTATATTATATTTTCCATTTTACAAAGATATTAATTTTCTATATATACTAATTCACCCCCACCATTCACTTCAGGTCCCTCTGGAAGAATGACATCAATCTTTCTACCATTTGCATTTTCTAACATTTCAATTATTTCATCTATATCAAATTGCATAATCCAAGATCTTGGTGATTCAGAATTAGGGTGTAATTTTTCATATTCTTGTGATAATTCAAATAATCTTTCCATTATATTTTATTTATTAAAGTTTCAATTAGTTCGATTGTTTCTTGATATATTTTAGGATATAATTTCTTAAAAACTGGATTCCCTAAATAATAATTCTCAAAGGAGTGTGCTAAAACTTCAGCTACTTGCGAATAAACACCACCTCTGGTATAGTATGCGTTTGAGTGTCCATACCCAATTTTATTTTTTGTTAAAGCACCAAAGAAATCAGACATTGCACCGTGAAAACTTGTAAAATCTTTTGCTGAAAGTTCAGGAAACTGACTTTGTACTCTATAAAATTCATCATAATCAAATAACTTTTTATAAGGCTTTAAGGCTTCATTCTGAACACTCTCTCTTTGTTTATAACCTAATTGTTTTCGCCATTTTTCAAAAGTTTCTTTAACATCATTATCTAAAATTGGACTTCTTTTTTTACCAGGCACATATTTAGCCCAACGATTTTGTTTATGAGCCATATGTCCTATTTCGTGAACTAAAACTCTATTAATAGTATTTTTTGTATTATAATTTTTAATATTTATTTCAATACCATTTTGATTTGCAAATGATTTACCTTTTCTCTTTAATTTTAATGAAATAGGTGCATTTAACAACTTTGTAACTTCCATTGCTTTATCATCAATCTCATATCCTTGTTTCTTTAAATCATCTATTGCACTTGGATAAAAATTAGGTCTTTCTTCTTGAACAACCCTTTGTCTTGGTACTCTAACTGGATTAGCTTCAATTCTCTCTGGAATTTCTCCTTGTTGTACTTCTTCTTTTGGGAAAGGTGCATTGGTACATCTACAATTTATTACATTCCAAGCACTTCCTGCTGAATCTCCTGGATAACTCAATAGTTCACCACCTACATTAAACTTCTCATTCATATCAACTACTTGACCATTCGCTTCTATATGTTCTATCCTAACTCTACTATCTAAAGTGGCAATCCACTCTTTTTGAAGATTGTTTTTTCCAAATACATCTATTGCACTTTGATTAGTTGCATAGTTTGCAGCATTTACACTTTCAGTTCTTACTATTCGCTTTGCATTAGATACACTTAACTCATCAAACTTCTTTCTTAATATTCTACCTGCTTGTGCTTCATTCATAGATTGAAACTCCTCATCAGCCATATATCTTTGAAGAACTTTAACAAACTCTTTTCTTCTATTGCCACTAATACTTACAACTCTCTCACCTGCAACACTTGAACCTATATAAGCAAACTTCTCGTTCCATATATCTGTATATTCATCTGTAATGTCTTTTTTAATATACTTCTCAAAATTATTAGCATACCACTTGGCAAATCGAAATCCTATCTCCTTGTATAGTTCTACATACAAAGTTGTCAATTCAAATTCCTTAAAATAAGTTTGTGGGTTAGGCATTTTTCGTGTTTGAAGAAACTCATCTATAAGTTGCCTATTTTGATTCTTTAGGTAAGAATAAAACTTACGATCTTGTTTAGCTTCAGATTTATCTAACTGCGAAAGCCAATCTTTATGAAATTGTTGTTTGAATTTTTTAGTCAGCATTTTCTGCGATTCTTTTAGCCCAAGAAACCATAGCTTTGCCACCCCAAAGATTATAGGCTACATAACCTTTGTCTTTCCACGGCTCATCTCTATATTCATCAGCTATTTTCGCATTTTCTTCGTGTCTTGATAAAAACGAATGTACTCTCTTAACAGTTTCAAGAGATAGTGCTTCTCTACTTGCAAGTTGATTTGCTCTTTCCCAACCAACTCTTGTTCCGCCTTTCACAACATCTCTACCATACTTTTCTCGCCACTCTAACATTCTTTTTGCATTGTTAGTAGCACCTTGTGGATAATCTTTATAGCTTTCAGCTTTTTGAGATTTCTTGCTTGACATTGGGTGTCCACTTGGAAGTAAATCAGTATCGTGTTTACCAGATCTGAATTTTCCGTTTCTTAAAGCATAAAGGAATGAATTAACTCTTGCATAAGCCCATTGATCCTCACTTGTTACACTTGGTCTTACACTTTGTGGATTTGTTCTATATGCACCAACCCCTCTATTGAAAACTGTTTGTAGTGTTCTATAATTAGTTCTCTTGCTTGGATTATCACCTACTTTGTCATTATGCTCGGTTACTTTGTTTCTTAAACCTCTTTCTACTGAACTTCCAGGCTTTACTGGTTTGTCGATATAATCTTTATCATCTTCTTCTTCTTCGTGTCTATATTTTAAATCTAACAACTCATCATAATTAACATTAACACTCTTTACTTCTTCTTCAATAATCTCATTGTTTAGTGGCACAAGATTCATTGGAATATAGTAATCGTTTAATTTCTCATCATCTGCATCAACACCATAACTCATAGCTTGTCTTTTCTCATTTGGAGTTAGCCACCAAGCCTGGCTCATTTGCCCTACAACTTTATCCATTTCCTCTTGCATTTCAGAAATACTTGAATAATCAAAATCTAAATAAAGTTTCTCACCATAAGCAGGTACAAGCCATCTGTTCAGTTCATCTTTGATTTTATTTAACTCTGGAATTACTGCATTTTGATATAAACTCTTTTTCGCTTCAATTACATTGTTGTAAGTAGAAGATTCTGTATTGTTTAATAAAACTGCAGGTACCGAATAGATATTACATAAATCTTTGATACTTGCATTGTATTGCTCAATTAACGAAAGATCACTTGCACTCATACCAAAGTTTATCCAAGATAACTTCTTTGGTGTAATAACAATATCTCCTGCATTATTAGAGCCAGAATAACTATGTCTAAACTTCTCTTTTAATTGTTGTGCTTGTACTTCATTTAAATCACCCTCATCACTCATAAGCACACCTCTTGCAGTTTGGTTTTGTAAATATTTTGCACCTGTAGTTACTGCTTCGTTATTTGTGTCTAACGATCTCAAACCTGCTCTTAATGGCGACATTCCGTACAGGTGGCTACCAGTTCCATCATAGTAAGGATTGAAATCCTTTATATGACATACATCTTCGGCAGCAATATCATAAGTTCCATTATACTCTAAAGCATAACTCTTAACTGGCTCAAATATTCCCCCACTCTTTATTTCTATCTTTTGACTTGGAAGAACATATAATTCTTGCCATTTGTTTTGATTTGGTCCTGATTCAGGTTTAATACCATAGATGTATCTGTTTCCAGTTAATTTACCAAATGCTATTATCTCTTGAATCCAAGAATTGTAAGATTGAGCAGGATTAGGTCTATTTAATAACTCGTGAAGTTCTGTGTGTTCTACTTCTTCAAGAGCGTGTTTTCTTAATACATCAGCTTTGTATAATGAAGCACCATTAGCAATACCACTTGTCATTGCTTTATATTTTTTTAATTCGTTTTCGTTTTTTACCTCATAGATTTGGAAAGGAATCGTTGCTGCAGTATTAGCTATTAGATTTACAATAGAATATACAGTTGTATTGTATTGATACCCTTTTTCAATGTAAGTGCTATCATTTTCTGGATTCCAAACAATGCTTTGACCTAAATAGTTATAAATCGCCCTGTTAAAATCTATGTTAGTTTGTTGAAAGTTTTTAGAAATAAAGTTTCTAAATCTCGAATAAATTGATGCCATTAGATGTATTTTATCTTACAAAAATAATAATTATATTACAAAAAAGTTTTCCCTACGACCAAACCTCGAATAAACTGCATAACGAATGGAATCCATTGTATGATTCTCCTTATCTCGTGGCTTATTTATTATCGTTCCATCTTTTAGTTCCTCCCAATAATAGTTGTGATATTCTCGTTTTATATTGTCAGATTCGTTACTTACAAATATATCATATTCTTTTAATAGAGAAATACCTGCATTTATACTTCCTTGACCTTTTATTGCAGGTTTAATAAACATTCCAAGTCGTTTCATCTCCTCTATTGATTTAGGCTCGGCACTATCACCATAAGCCATTACTTGTCCATATCCTTTTTCTTTAAGATAATCTACAATGTCTGAATTAGTCATTCCTTTGCGAAATAACACCTCGTGAATGTAAAGTTTATCTTTTTGTCTAAACACAAGCACAACTGCAGTAGGATCATTAGAATACCCATAATCAATCCCAAGAACACCCTCTACATCTAAATCAAACTCTGGGAAATCTTTGTAGTCGATAAACTCCCAGTTGTTAAATACTTGTCTTGCACTAAAGATTGCTTGTAGTCCCTCACCATATACTCTCCAATAGTCAGGATCTCTCTCTTTCATTCTTTCAATCTCATTGACAAGTTCTGCTGATAAGAAGTTATTATCTCTATAAGTTGTTATCCAAGTGTCGCAATCCTCTCTTGGTATTAGGTCGCTATATATCCAATGCACAGGATCTGATGGGTTAAAATCAACAATTACCATATCGGTTGTTCTCATATTGATTTGGCGAAAATCCTCTATGTTTAATTCGTTTCCCTCGTTAAGAAATGCAATGTTTCTTTTACGACCACGAATCTTTTGTGGCTCATCTACTGAAAGAAACTCAATTAGGTGATTGTTATACTTAAAAGTGTTATCAGCTTTGTTATGTACTCCTAAATAGTAAATACCAGTTTCCTGGAGGATATTCATTATATCACGAAGCACAGAACCTTTTAAAGCAGGTAGTGTTTTTCTAACAATAGATATTGTCAATGGTTTCTCTGTACTTGTTATGAGATACACCAAGTATTGACAAACTGCTACTGTTTTTCCACTTCTTGTTCCTCCTTGATGGACTTTGAATCTTTTGTTTGATCTAATGAGGTCGTAGAATTGTCTATTGCATTTTTGCTCAACTTTGTTGGTGGTGTCCATTCTATAATTGTAGATTTAACATTATTGTCGTGTACTATCTCGCTTCTTTCGACATAACCACGAGATTTACCTTTTGTCTTTAAAAGAAATATTGTTGCAGTGGTATTGCCCTCACTTATTTGTTTGTGAAGTTGTGATTCAGCAAAATCAAGTGCTATGTTCTCAATATCTTTTACTTGCTTTGCAAATTCTTTATCTTCTTGGAGATATTTGTAGAAAGTAGTCCTACCTACCTTTGCAATCTTACAAGCCTTTGTAACAACTCCTAATGACTTCTCAAGTGCATTTAGAAGTGCTTTTTTAGTATGTTCTTTTTTGTTTGTTTTCACTTTACAAAAATACATAAAAAAACCCACCGATTAAAGTGGGTTAGTTTTAAAACAATGATTTATGGGTTAAAAGGTAAACCCTAATGACATTAAATATTCTTTATTAACGATATCTTCTTTATCTTTATATTTAGCAATTCCTTGTTGTATTACATCTCTACCTTTATTACCATATTTCTTTAATAATGTAGGTATTGTAACATTACCCCAAGATACAATTCTATATTCACCTTTTTTATTTGTACCTAACAATAAACCTTTCTTTTGATTTTTTTCAAAATCTTTTTTTTCGAAACCAATGTTAAGTAAATCTTCCATTAATAAATCAATAGATGTAGTCCAATTATATTGTTTATCCCAAAGTGAATCTTTGTCTATTAAGTTGTATATGTCCTCAATGCTTTGATTATCATAATTTGTAATTTGAAGTTCTCCACCCCAAGAGTCGTCCCAACAATTACATATTTTTTTATTATCAAAGTATATATCCCATTCGTAAGATGGTGCATCGTGTCCTCGCATTTGCTTTATATTTTTAGCAGTTGCTCTTTTTAAAAATTCTTCTTTTGTTATTTTTTCCATTTTAATTATTTTTAGTTATTATTAGTTTTTAATTATACTGCAATATAAAGAATATTTTACAATATAAAGAATATTTTATG